TCCGTAGCCGTTAGGACCATCCATCCACATCTTGGTAATCATATGACTAACACGATCTAGATTGATTTTTAAATCCTGTGGGTGATCTAATTCTCCGCAAACTGAATAACCACCAGAGATCTGTTCATTGAGAGTCTTGACAGCCCTGCCAATTTCCTGAGAAGAATAAACACGTTGATTTGCATTGCGGATATCACCTTGGATGCAAATCCCGTTGAGATGCAAGGACTTACCTCCCTTGCCATCTTCTTCGTTCTCAAGAACAATCTTAGCCTGGTCGAAACTTAATTGTTCACTAAGAGTATGTTTCACCGTCATGTCCTATTATCTACGACCACGGAAAAGGCTTTGACCGTCGGTGCTGCCTTCAGCTGCACCTTTCTTCTCAGCGCCATGGCCTGGTTCTTTCTTTGCGAAAGCGCCGCCTGCCTTGCCACCTGGAACATTGATATTACCGGTCTTCATGTCTTGTGGCTTGTTGTTAGCTAAGCCGCCTGCGGTGCCCTTAGAACTGTTGTCTTCGGAACCTAATTTAAATGCTTTGCCGCCCATGTCGTTTTTGTTAAACTTCATGCCGCCTGCAGAACCGTCAGCTTTTTCAGCTTGACCTTTCTTTTCTGCGCCGTGACCTGCTGGAACTTTTTCAACATACTCACGTACTGTTTCTAGTTCAAAGCTGTCTTTCATTTCTTCGTCGTCGCCCATGTCCATTTCCATGTCGCCTTCGTCGTCGCCATCTTTTAGGCCGTCAAATTTAGCCTGTAGCTCGTCAACAATAGCGTCTAGATCTTGAAATAACTCTTCTGGATCTTTGTCGCCTATGTCGCCTTCGTCGTCGCCCATGTCCATTTCCATGTCGTCGTCACTGTCTAGTTCTGCTTCTAGATCATCTGTTGGATCAGCTTCTAACGCAATTTCGTCAAAGTCTTCTTCAACTTCTTTTTCGTTTTTCTCGTGCTCAGCACCTTCTTCGTCTTCGCTGTCATCTGCTTCTTCAGCGATTTCTGTGTCGATTAGACCTTCGTAGATTTCTCTTGATTTGGAAACTACGTAATCGTGAAAAATGTCTTCGGCTTTTTGCTGCTCACCGTTGACTAAATGTTCGAGCATTTGCTCGACTAAAGTATTCTTTTCTGCCATGTTATATTCTCCTTAGATGGTTAGGCTGTCTTATAGTATATTTAATACTAATATTTTAAACCACGGTTAAATGGTAGTTTTTTGAAGCATTTGATAGGAATATATAGTTCCGTTGAATTTTTTATCTAATTCGTCGTAGGTTATATGACTAACGTTGGGCAACTGTGGTCCTAGCTTTGTAGGCACAAATCCCCCATTTTCTACCACTCTAAAAAATTTTACAGTTTTATATTCTTTTATCACTTTTTCAGTTTGACTCAACCAGTTACCAAAAAAAGTAGCTGCATCAGAACTTTTTTTGTAGTTGAATGTATCTGCATACACATTGTTAAATCTGCCGCCGAGTCCTTCGTAATCAAACCCTAAAATATATATTTCTTTATGCCCGTTAAGTGCTGAAAACCACAATGCTGTTGGGCCGCTGCTCCAACCTTTGTGCGGGCTAAAAAAATTAACGTTTGATTTAGTGGCTATTCCTTTGTTGGGATTAGTCCACAGAGCGTGTGTTTTGTGATAGCCGCTGGCAATGATTTCGTTAACCATTTTCACATCTACGGCTATTAGATAGTGAGGATCGTATTCTCTATACTGAGCGTTGCATCCGTAAACTGTGCCTAGTTTAAGTAAACTGTTAGGATCTATAGCCAAACGGCTGCGGCCATTCCCTAGTACAAATGCAGGAATGTGTTGATTTTTATCTTGGAAACTGTTAGGCTGGTTGTTCTGCTGGTGGCTGTCCATACATCTGCTTAATAAATTCTAGTTCGGAATCTCTTTCTGATTCGTGCGCTTCCGAAGCCATGCGTAGTTTATTAATCTGCCCTAGCGTCAGCCTGATTTTTCTACTGTCTGATCTTTTTAAGATGTCAGAATCCTTCTTACTGTCGTATCTACGATCAGATGCAATTTCGTTGCTGGAGTTTGAGTAATAGATAAATTCGTTAAGAAGCATAATGTATTTATTATCAGGCTGCTGGTTCGGCAGGTGCGGCTTCGGCACCGCCTTCTGCGGCTGCTGCCATATCTGGCGGAGCTTCTGCTTCTGCTGCCGCAGTATCGGCAGTCATTCCTCCGGGAGTTATTCCTGCTGATCTCATTTCTCCACTAGGATTAGTAGGAGGTTTGAGAGTTGACGAATTTTCTTCTCTCCAAAGACTTTCGTTTTCTGCTATCTCTTCCTGGGTCATTCCAAGGAATCGTTTCATTGAGAAACGCTTGCTCATATAAGGAATCTGCGCTATCTGTGCGTACACTGCTGCTCGCATAGTGTCAAGTTCTGCTTGTCTATAAGCTGCAAAGTTTTGAGGATTGTTAAATTTAATTTCAAAAAGGCTATTATCAATATTGATGCCTTTGCCATCTAACCAAAGTTTAAATTCTAGATCAAATGTTTCGATTATGCTGGCCTGTAGGCGCTTGCAGTATTCATTGAATCTAAGTTCTTGTATTAGAGCTGTGCCTACTTTGCCGTCAGATATAGTGTTAGCAGCTTCTTCAACACCTGTAGGTAGATACGCTGCTGGAATTCTTAGAGCACGGAATAGCTTGTTGGTGAAGAATCTTAAATCAGTAATTTCGCCTAGGTTGGTACCACCGGGCAATGTGTCTACTTTAGATCCACGACCTTCTGCTGTTTGTGGAAAGAAGTAGTCTTCGTTGGTTGATAATGGGTTATAGCTAGAATCAATAACGCTGGTACCACCGCCTGTTGAACTAGGAATACGACGTTGTTGGATTTCGTTTTTAACACGTTCAACAAAACTCATGGCCATGTGTGCTGGCATGTTACCTACGTCCACATAAAAAATACGTCTTTCTGGAGCACGTTGTACACGATAGATAATGATAGCATCTTCGAGCAGTTCTTTCTGCTTGTAGACTTTGAACACACTTTCCAATAATGAATTACCGAAGGGATAGTTATTATCTAGTCCTTCTGACAAACTGATATGAACGACATGCTTGGCATCTACAGTAACTTCGTTAGGATTGTTTTGAAATCTAGTGCCCGCTGTTCTAGCTGCATCTCCAACCATGCCTCGGCCAAAGCCTCCACCGCTGGTATAAGAACTTGTACCGCTAGGTGATGTGTTGGCTGTGCCGTGCGGTGTTACCGCTACAAGATTTTTAAAATTAAAATTTAAATCTCTAATGCCGTACTGTTCTGGAACTTTACCTTCGCTTTCGTTAACAATGATTTTTGTAACTTTTGTAGAATCAACAAACAACCATTTCTTTGTTTGGGGATCTCTGATAAAGAAACAGTCACCATATTTGAATGTGTTTCTAATAATTCTAAAAATTCTAGTTTCAAACTGCTGCTCTTTGGTCCACTTCTGTAGTGCATCTTTTAACAGTTTTACTTCGGTGTTAGTTGGTTTGTTTTTAAATTTAAAGTTAAATGGGGTTGAATTTTCTTTGTCTTTTTGTGTGCAAAACTCTGCCAAAATATCCAATGCAGCATTTATTTCTGGATCCATATCCATGGTATCATACTGCATATAACGTTCAACTCTATTTGGAGCACCTGCATATACATCGGGAAGATAACTGGAATAGTTAGTGTGTGCAGGTCCCGGTCTGCGGGCCGAAGACATTGGACTCATTGAGCCCGATTGCATACTTGATATATCTACCGGAGTAAAGTGTTTTTTCCAACTCATTTAATTATTATCCTTTAGGCCACAGCACCAAATACATCATTAGACAAATTTCCTGACATGTTTTCTTGCACACGTAATGAATTCGATAATAATGAATTAGTTTGCCGTTGCATCGCGATCATTTTTTCTATGTTTGTATTTAAGGTGTTTAAGCCAGATGCAGCCGGATCTTGACTGCTAGTTTGTCCAGGAGTAGAAGCTGACGGACTACCTGAATTAGTTGACGCAGTAGTTGTTGCGCCTGCATTTTGCGCAGCCTGAGCAGGAGTTTGAGCTGCTGCTTGCGCGGCCTGAGGTGTAGGAGTAGCTGCTGCACCGGGTGCATCTTTGATAAAGGCACTACCTTCCGATTGGGCTAAACCCTTGAGCGCAGCCAACGGATCTTTAAGATTTAACCCCTGTTCGGCTGCTTGTTTTTGTTCTAGTGTTTTAACTTCTGCTTGAGTTATTCCTAATTTCTTGGTGTCAAACATAGCCTGTGCTTTGGCTGTTTGATCTGCTTTGGCTTCAAATCCTCGTTCTTGTTGAACTTTGGCACGTTCTTTATCTCGTTCTTTTTCTTTTTCGTCTAGTTCTGCTCTACGTTTGGCTCTTTCTTCGTCACGTAGTTTTTTCTCATCATCAGATATTCCGCCCCAATCATTGGGTAGTTTATTGCGGATCATATCAATCATTTCCATGAAGCTCATGCCAAATCTAGCTAGATTATCTTTAATAGCTTCAAACGCTGTACCGAGAGTCCAACCATTTTTGTATAAGGCATAAAATATAGCCACTACTGCGGCTATCGCAACTACTACAGCTAACATTGGAGCACTCAATCCCACTGCTGCCGCAGCGGCGGCCCATGTAGCTTTGATTTGTGCAAATAATCCTGCTAACAATCCGGTTCTTGCTCCTGATTCAGAAACTGTTGTTAACGTATTGTATGCTTTGGCCGCGCTGCTGGCTGCTACAATTACACCATATGCTAACAGTCCTGCACCTAGCCCTGCCAAGATTGGCACAATATTATCTAGAATGAATCCGCCAAGTGACATCAACACAGGCACGACATAGTCGTTGATGACTCCGCCAATGGTTTGAATAATAGGCCACAGATCCATAAATGCAGGTATCACGTGCATCATGATAAAATCACCGACTTGTTTTATAATAGGCTCTAAGAAATCAATTAATGCACTACCCACCGCAGTTAATACATTGCCCATTACTTCAAACGCCGGAACTAGATAAGTCATTACTAGATTAGCAGTAAATTGAAATGCTTTCATCAGCAGATCTAATAGTCCGCTATTGGCCAATGCCATTTGGAAACTGTTGCTAAATGCTGCCAACGCTTCTTTAGATTTAGAAATTCTCTCATTCATCTTGTCAGTTTCTGATTGAGCTTTTTTCTGTTCAGCTGTAGCCTGTGTCACTGCATTTTTTTGCATGGACTGTGCCAGTGTCAGAGCATTCATCGTGCCTGCAAATTCAGGTGCAGCGGCAAAAGTTCCGCCTAATGCCTTGGCAGCAGCAGCACCTTCTTCAGCCATTAGATTGTTAAGAGCGTTACGTTCTGCTTCAGTAACTTGTTCTCCCCTTTGCATTTTGGCTCGCATTTCTTGCAACATGGCGCCTGATTTAGGCATCTGCGCCAACAGTTTCTGATTTTCATCTGTGGTTGCTGTGCCTGTGGCTAGAATATCTTTGGCAAAGTTACCTAGTGGTCCTTGCATGCCTCCTGCTAATCCGCCTAATGTAGCTAGGAAAGATTTTCTAACTTCTTCACTTTTACCAGCCATAGCTCCTTGAAACTGAGCATCTCTAGCGGCGGCCATCATTTCTGCTTCTTTGGCTGATCGTTCGACACCTGTAATTTTTGCCAGAGCATCAATTTCTTTCAAATACGATTTAGCGCCTTTGGCTAACTCTGCTGTGGTTTTGCCTTCCTGTGTACCTTGAGCTCTTAACAGTTTACCGTAGTTGGCAATACCTTGATTGATTTCTTTCGTGCCGAATCCTAATGCGTATAAGTCGCTGCCTGCTGATCTAACTGCTTTTGATACCTGTGTAAATCGCTTGGCGCCTTCTTCAGTGGTACCACCAAAACCTATCATGGCTTCTGTGTTGGACCTTAGGAAGCTGCCGAACTGCTCCATGGTCATTCCAGCGGCACTGGCTGCTCCTGCAAATCTGTTTACACTTCCGCCAAACGTTGCGCCGCCTGCGGCTGCATCTTGAAAGCTTTTAGTTACAGATTCGGCTGCACCTGCTACTGCGGCAAATGCTCCTCCAACTATTGGAATACTCGAAAAAATTCCAGCAGCCGCAGTTAAACTGTCGCCTACATTGGCAAACTTACTGATAGTATTTGTTATACCGTCGCCTAGACCAACAAGCCCGCCGGCAACACTTTTAACAACACTGCCCATTTTTGACAGGCTAGAAGTTGACTTTTTCTTTTCTTCTTCTTCTTTTTTGTCTTCAGGTGTGGGCTTTCCGTCTTTGCCGTCTTTTTTGCCACCACCTTTTTTATCGTCTTTGCTACCACCACCTAGTTTTTGTTTGTCAAACTTCTTGAGTATCTTAAGTATTTCATTAAGAGTATGCTCCGACGAGGCGTTCTTGGCCTCAACTGTGCCAATTCCTGGAATGTCTACTAGTACTGGTGATGCCATTCTTTATTTTTCCGGTAAAAACTACGTATATAAATACTTTAAGCGATAATGTATTTATTGGAGAAAAAAATGAGCATTGACGAACAAAACCAAATTCCCCAGCCAAAAAAGAATCCTTTGGCTCAATGGTATAGACAACCAAAGATCTATATTAAACTGCCTTCTAAGGGCAAGTTTTACACGCAAGGAGCATTGGATGCAAGTTCCAACGAAGAGTATGCTGTATACTCGATGACTGCTAAAGATGAACTGATGTTTAAAACTCCAGATGCATTATTGTCGGGACAAAGCACAGTTGAACTGATTAAGAGCTGTATACCTGCAATACTTGATCCGTGGAAAATGCCCAGCATTGATTTAGATCTTTGCTTGGTGGCTATCAGAATGGCCACATACGGAGAAAAAATGGAAGTAGGGGCCAACTGCCCGCATTGTCAAGCTGAAAATGATTACGATATCAGTCTAATGAATTGGATGAGTGTATACGACTCGTTTAATTTTGTTGACTCTGTAGAAATTGATACATTGTTGATTAACATCAGACCTTACAACTATCAAGAGCTTACTAAAACTTCTATTAAAACCATGGAAGAACAGCGAGTGTTCAATATCATCAACGATGACAACATGGGCGACGAAGAAAAGCTAGAACGATTTGGTAAAAGTTTTGTCAAGCTCACAGAACTAACTGTAGATCTTATTGCTGGTTGTATTACAAAAATTGAAACGCCTGACGGCACAGTTACTGATTCTAAAATCATTAAAGACTTTATAGATAATGCACCAAAAGAAATCTTTACCAAGATTGCAGATCATGTCAAGGGCATGAAGGACACTATCGAGTATAAACCTTTGGTTAAGTGCAACGAGTGTAACAAAGAATACAATGTACCAATTTCAATGGATCAGGCAAATTTTTTCGCAGTAAGATCTTAAAAATGACTTTGCCGGAGATCTTACGGCTTACTGAAAAATTCGACAAAGAGGCAAGGGCAATAAAGAAAGATGTTCTCAAATTGTGTTGGTACATGAGAGGCCTTTCTTATGCCGAAGCCATGAATCTAGGTTTTGAAGAACGAGAAATTGTAGGCGAAATTATAAAAGAAAATCTTGATACTACCAAAAAGACCGGATTACCTTTCTTTTAAGAAATAAAATCTTTTAGTAGTTTAGTTTGAGCAGCAGTTAAGGCAGTGTTAGTTTCAATTGCTTTAA